TAAGGTGGATAGTTCTTTGTAGTTTCATGAAGATTGAATAGACGATCAAAGTATTCGTCCATACCAATACTGTTCTTGGTGATCTTATCCATCAAGGTATTAAGATCCGCAGCAGTATACCTGGTGAGGTTGTTCATTATGGTAGCTCCTTATAAAAGCGAGTTTGTGTTTTGTGGACCCTTTCGGCATCCATAGTATATATTATCATAAGACATAAAAAAGGAGGGTTGGAAACCCTCACTTTTTATTACGGATATTACGACCTGAAAACTAACAAGAGTTTTTCGTCCTGAATACCAACTGATTTTTTGAGTATTACGCTGTGAAAACTAACAAGAGTTTTTCGTCCTGAATACCAACTGATTTTTTGAGTATTATACTATGAAAACTAACAAGAGTTTTATAGTGTGAATACTAACTAAAAGATTTGAAAATGGTTGAGTATTATGCATTGAATACTAACAAGAGTATTTCAGTCTGAATACTAACGGAGACCATCCTCAACGATCATTTCACGGAGAACATTCCAAATTACACGAGTCTTCTTATCTACAAGATTTCTCTCCTCTTTGAAACGCATGTATTCTTCAACTGTTGATCCAACTTCAATTGTCTTACCACTGAAATTAGATACTCCTGGACGCATATGCTGTTTATAATTTGATGCAGCAACTCCCTGTTTCATATGAAAAGGTTTGCATCCAAGATAGTTTTCCTTTGTAAACTTCCAAAAAGGTGGAAGCATTTTTCCATGATATTTGTGTCCTGGTGGAAATCCACGCTTACGAAGATCTCCGTTAGGACGAAGAATTGAAGCAACAAGAGTGTAAAGACGACTTTCTGATTTGATTTTATTCAAACCTTTTGGTCCATACTTTAATCCAATTGCTTCCATGAGTTCAGTTCCTTCAAACTCATCACTAGAATCAAGTTCAAATATACCACCACCAACTAAACGGTTACACAATTCAATCTTTTGATTTTCAATGAATTGATGAACAGCATCATCATATTCATAATATGAATCAAAACCGTATCCTTGAGTTCTAGCAATGTTGATGTCATTGTTTGCATCTTGGATATAATCAAACTTATGTTGATTCTGTTTCTGATATTCATCCAAACGTTGTGGTTTAAATGGTTTCAGTGCTCGCAATGCATTTATGTCTGTCAACAGAAGTTTTGCAATTGCACGAACATCTGCTTCATCAGTAGAGATTCCATACTCCTTCATGAAGGTGGAGTTCTTTTTCATATGCTCTGGATTATACCCAGAGAACTTTCTTGCGGTTGGTGTTTTCTTCTGTCCAAATGCAAGAACAGTAATCCCAAGTTTAATCGCATTGAGATAGAGTTCATTCAAGTGCTCAAAAGAAAAAGGCTGAGCCATTGTCTTTCCATGTTCTGGTGAAGGACGTAAATGTGCATCCTCAACAACAAGAATGTCCCCACGTTTTATCTTGGGAATATTAAGATCAATCAGATCTTGTTGTGGCATCTTTCCATAAAAAAGATCTTTGTCACTGTCATAGATGTGGACCTTACCCTGACCAACATCTGCTGTAAAAATGTTCATGATTTTTTTAAGTATTATATGTTGAACATCAACAAGGATGTTATATGTTGAATACTAATTCGATTTTTTCTTTCGGTAAGTATTGGCAGGTGAATACTAACAAGAGTATTTGCTGTTGAATACTGATTGACCCGAAGACTGATATTATAGCAAAAAAAGACCACCCAGTCAAGGGTGGTCTTTGGGTTGTTCCGACTTGTAGAGAGACCGCACGAAAGGTCTCAGTCGTATTTATGCTGTTTCTTCTGGTTTTTTCTTCTTGCCAATATTGTACTTGGTCTCAAGAATCCATTCATTCTTTTCTTTATAAGAAAGAACTTTGATTTGATTTAGAGGAGCAATATCAGTAACCTTTTCTGGTGTGATTACAGTTACAAGTCCCCAATCACAAAGCAATTGAATAATTCTATTGCGACGTTGAACATCATTAACAGTCAGGTTTGCATGTTTACCGTCAAGAGCAAACAGTTCTTTAAAATGAACAATGTAGTATCTGCCCTGCTTGTGCAGAATGTGGCAGGACTGATAGATTTTTTTCTCTTTGCGTGATGCAACTCCAATGCGGGTCAGAGTTTCTCTCACTTTTAGAAAGTCATCTGGTTCGTTCAGAGTGACTTCAATCATCTGATCGGCAGACCACTTAACCTCAGGTTCTGTAATCATTTTTTTCCTCCAGTCTCAAATTTAGATTTAATGAATGACAATTGTTGTTTGGTAAGAATACTCAGAGCCTGTTTTGCTTTTTCGTTACTATAACCATAATAACGTTTTACATAATCTAAATCTCTGATCTCATCTTTTCGGAGCCAGGGAGAGAATCTCTTCCTTTTTCTCACACTATTTATATAAAACTGATACTGGAGGTTTGGATCTAAATGAGAATTCATATTCATCTCATTTGCAAACAAAACTGTATCCAACTGTCCAGACATACACCTATTCACAATGTATGCAGGATATTTTGCAGAGGGATCTTCTTCTAGGAGATTTTTCTTTGTTTGGTTAATTGAGTTCAACCAATCCTTCAATTCGTATGTCATCGTATAATTTGAATGTTGTCGTCTTCTGTCCAGAGTTCAACCTTGTTACGGAATCGTCCCTCTGCCTTTAGTTTTTCATATCTCTTGGTTGCCTTTTTCTTCCACCAAGAAATGATGTTCTCAAGGTAAAACTTGTCCCAGTTAGGACCACGGACAAGATTATCCTGTTCACCCATAATTACCTCACGGACATTTGAATACCCATAGTCAGAGATATAAAACCTCTTCTTCTGAGTGAGATTAAATGCAGTGGTGATTACACTATTAAACTCATTCAATTTGTCTTGATCTTGGAGAGAGTTCTTGATGATAGAGATCATCTTGGTCTGACGCTTCATCTTCTTTGATGATGCTTTGTTGTCAGTTAAAGGTGTATTATTATTCAGTCTCGTAAACACATTGTGAAGTTTGTGAAACTGCTTGTCATGCATCAAGGGAAGAAACTTACTCTCAGTTAGACCTTTGTATCTCATGAATGGTTTGAGTCCATCATACTGTGAAGCATCAGTAGAAGACCCATAGAGAGAGGTTGTCTCGAAAAGAGCAATATCCTTCTCGAAGACTTCATTCAATGTCTCACGGGCAAAGTGAGAGCAACAAAGAAGTGCCAAGAGTTTACCACCAAGGTAGTTGTAACCAAATGGTTGAGAAGGAACAATTACAAATCCCATCGCTGCATGGCGATTAAAGATAGAAAGGTTTGGTGCTTTACCCAACCAGATATTCCTTGGTTTAGAGTTGATTGTGGGAGATCCAAACCGAATAAATCCAATTACTTTCTTAGTGTTCTTTTCAAACACCATCCACCTCAGTTCACGACCAGGGATATTGGATTCATTATTGTGAGAAGAAACTGCCTTCAACAAGTTGCCATAATGTTCATGGGGAACTGCGCCTTGGAAACGTTGTCCCACAAACTTAATGTCAAACTCCATATCCTGAGGATGAATATCTTCATTAAAGAACTCATCCTCAAGAGACACCAAAGAAGGAGAAGAATCAATGACTTCCTTCTTCACAAACCTAAGGTAGTCTTCAATATTAGTAAAGTGGGAAAAGTAGTTTATAAACTCATCTGCCGCCCACTTAGCAACTTCTTCAGGTACAATCATTTGAAATTACACTCAACCATGATTTCAGTCATCGCCGCCAGAAGATTGATTTCTTGGTCGGCAACAAATGCTGCCTGATACTGATACTTAGCAACAATGAGCACGGCAGCAGCAATGCTAGGACCGTCCAGAACTTCGTAAAGAGCATCGTAAGTACGACGCAGAAGTACATTAGGATCATTGTCCAGATTAGAAACGATCCACTTACGAACTTCAGGGAAGTTCTTTTCCTTAAGGTTTTTAACGAGATCATTTACGGCAACATCAGAGAACGATGCAAGGATACCTGAGTCAATCTTTCCGCTGACAGAATATCGCTGACACTCATTTAGAACACGACGCCAGTCGGGGAAGTGCTTGTTGATGAGTTCTACCAGGACCTTGTTATCATATTCAACACCTTCTGCATCCAGGATTTGTTGGATTCTCTGGAAGAAACTCTGTGCAATCTTTGCTCGTTCCTTTCCCTTGACCCCAAACTCAACAACGGCACAACGGGAATGGAGGGGTTCAAGAATCTTGTTCTTGTAGTTGCAGGTGAAGATGAATCGGCAGTTACCAGCAAACTCCTCAATAAACGCCCGTAGGCAGAGTTGTACATCGTTGGACGTGTTATCTGCCTCATCAATGATGATGACTTTGTGTTTAGCAGTTGAGGCAAGCGAGACGGTCGAAGCGAAGTTTTTCGCATTGTTTCGGACAGTATCGAGGAATCTACCCTCGTCGGATCCATTGATGACATATACATCTACTCCAAGTTCGTTACAAAGTGCCTTAGCAACTGTGGTCTTTCCAATACCA